TGAGCCTTGACGATGCTTTTCGAATAGGTAAAAGACATCGGAGCTATAAGGGTTGCCAGCTTCATCCATCAATCCGTAGTATTCAGGGCGATAAACAAACATAACCGTGTCGGCATCCTGTTCGATGCTACCCGATTCGCGAAGGTCTGAAAGTATCGGTCGCTTATCGGCACGTTGCTCGACTTGCCTGCTTAACTGGGCAAGTGCGATTATTGGAATGTTTAACTCTTTTTGTGCGGCTTTCAATGTTCTGCTTATCTCTGCAACCTCAGCCTCTCGATTACCGCCCCTGAAGCCCTCGATTGTCATCAACTGAAGATAGTCAATGATTGCCCATTTGCAATTGTTCTTACGTGCCTCGCGCCGCATTATGCGTATTGCCTCATGCACACCACATCGCGGCTTATCGTAGATTGTGATGGGTAACTTCTCAACTAATCCGATCGTGGTTTCGAATGCGTGTAGCTCGGGCTGCGATAGGTTCCCATCGCGTAGGCGTGCGCTATTAATCGCATCGTTCGCGTGTTGAAGTATTAACCGCTGGCAGAGCTGCGATTGATTCATTTCGAGGTTAAAGTATATGCCCGGCTCATTGAACTGGCAGGCGTGGTACAATGCGAGGGCAGTCTTACCCATCGATGGCCTGCCTGCTAAGATTATAAGCTCGGGATGGAAGCCTCCAGTGAATCGATTAAGTGCTGCGATGCCGGTATTGAGCCCGCTTGTCTTACCGCTTTGGTGCAATGCTGCGCGGCGGTAGTATGCTTGCCGCTCTTCATGGGTGAGCTGAAGTGTTGTTATGATGTTATCGGTAGGGCTGCCATTCTCAATCAGGGTGTTGAGGCGCTTAATGATGTTTATGGCTGTTTCACCGCCGCTCTTTAGCTTACCTAATCCGAGTGCCTCTTCGGTTAGGATGTGGTTTATATTGCGTTTGATGTGTTCATCTTTGAGAATGCTGATGTACTCATTGATTGGCTCTGAGTAACTCAACTCATTACCCCACTGGGTAACGCTGGCAATCTCATTAGCCGTGAGTGTTTTTTCGGTTAATGCGTATTTTCCGAAGGTAACGAATGTCGGCTGCTTGCCGTCCTTCATTATCGCGTTTATGACCTTAAAGGCTTTGAGGGATGTATCGTCTGAGAAGTGTTCATCGATAAGCTGCGGCGCGATTTCCTTGTAGTTCTCATCGCCGTTAAGGCAAAGAAACATGAGGGCTTGTTCGATTTTAGGAATTGATTTCATGTGTTAAAGTTATTTTAATTATTCCATCTTAACGCCCATCGAGGCGCGTGTCTTTGTTGGTGCTGCGTTCGCTGGTTGCTTATCCTTATCGCGTTTATTCCAAGTAACCAATCTGCGCCCAGTATCCCAAGCATCCTGAGAGGTCAAACGTATCCTACCATTCGCAAGCGGCTCAGTCCAATAGTTAAAGAAAGCGTTTAGGAGTTCCTTAGTGTATCTATCCTTGTATGCCGTCATTGATTCAATCAAATCTTGCTCGCTCCACTTCTTAAAGTTATCTTTATTTTTATCCTTATCTTTATCCTTATCCTTATCCTTATAGGCTTCCGTTTCGCTTTCAATTCGCTTCGGTTTCGCTTCCGATTCGCTTACGATTCGCTTCGATTTCGGTTTGCTTCCGTTTATGTAGTTAGTATTGCCCTTTGTTAACACAGGCTCAAAAGCAATGAATAATGCCTTCGCGAGTCCGGTTAATTCAGTCTGTTTGAAATCGAGCGAATAAAGAAAAATTGCATCGTATAACTCAAGCCTTGCGGCTTCAGGTAGCTCTTGCATTGCCTCATACATTGATCGGTAAAATATGCAGGTATCTCGCTTATCCATTGTAAAAAAAATGCCCTTTGATGGCTGCGGTAGTAGCGGCTCGGTTTTACCCTTGCCTCGCAGCCCCCAAAGGGCTTCAAGATTTTTGACACATCATTCAGGCTACTACCTCTGAATGCTCAAATATACACAATTTATCTCAAATACTCTTCAATTATTTCAATACACTCCATTAACCCAATGCCGAACACGGCCTTATAGCCTACCATGTTAAGATGGTTCAGCATTGCGTGTTGCTCTTCGAGGTGCTGATCGGCGTAGAGCGTACCATCCTTGCGCTGCGTTCGTTCGCCCTCCTTTTTGATTTCGATGTATAACCCGGCGTAACCGTTCGATGGCTGGCAGATGAAAAGGTCAGGGTAGCCGCGATGCGGGTTGAGCCCCTTATGCGATTTCGCTTGCCCGATGCTCATCTTAACTCCAGCGCTGAAGTCGAACCGCCATAGTACTCTCGGGTGCTTTAGCTTCATAAACTTCGCGATTGCAAAGTATATATCTGATTCTTTAGCCTTTCTCATACTGCTCGATTGCTTTGAATATTTGGTAAATCACTTGAGGCACTATGGCGTTTCCTCCGGCTTTGATGGATTCGTTTCGCCATTTAGAAAAGGTAATTCCGTCCAGTCGGGAGGAAAGCCCATCATCTCCAGTACAAATTGGGGATTGAGTTGGGAAGTTGTGCCAGTTTCCAATCTCGCCCGCTTCGTTAGTGAATCTTGATTTTCCAATCCCGTTACTTTCTCCCCGCAATCGGATGCCATTGGTGTCGGCAGCATTGAATTTACTTTCTGACCAAATGAATATCCCCTCGTTACTCCTATGCTCGGAGCATCTTTTCCGTTTCCTACATTGTCCTTGTAATCTCTTTGATTCGGTGTCGGTAGCATCCCCATTGCCATTGCTCGGCAAAGGGTTACGCTGTGCATACTCCCCTCCTTCACCTGACTGCTCTTCATCGTTGCCGTTGCGTTGGTTGAGTCCATTGCGGTTGGGATGGGGAGTAGGCCGTTCATCGCTAAGTCCTTCAATGGTGCGCTTCCGTTGTGTCCTTGATTGCTTATTATTCTGCCCGATTGAGTTATTTGCCGGGGTGGGTTTTGCATCATATCCATTGCCTGTGGGGTTGGAAGCAGACCTCTCTGATAAATGAATCCCGACTGAACTTCCTGTGCAAGTGTTCCCGAATTGCCGAATTTCTGCTCCTTCTTGGTTAGGTTCTCCGAATACGAATCCATTGCACTTGGTGTTTTTAGCAACAAACCATACTCTGTCTCTTCGGTGGGGTGCGTTGACGGCACAAGCTGGAAGTACATACGGTTGTACTTCGTACCCTTCAGCTTCCAAATCAGCCTGCACCTCGTGGAATACCAACCCTCCTGACCAATTAACAAGGCCGAGAACGTTTTCGCCCACAACCCAACGCGGCTGAATTTCTCGAATCGCTCTAAGCATCTCCGGCCAGAGGTGTCGCTCATCTTCTTTTCCAAGTCGCTTTCCAGCCGTTGAGTATGGCTGACAAGGGAAGCCGCCTGTGATGAGGTCAATTCGTCCTCTGTGAATAGTGAAATCTGTTTTGGTAATGTCTTCATAACTGATTGCATTTGGAAAGTGATACTTTAATACTTTTTGCCCGAATGAATTCCACTCGCAATGGAATATGTTCTCCCATCCCATCCACTCAGCGGCTAAATCAAAGCCGCCGATTCCGCTGAATAAGCTGCCGTGTGTCATCGCGAATAAACTTTATCAATCATTCGTACCAGCTCGACCTTATTAAGGCGTTCAGCGTCATCGTAGAGGTCAATAACGATGCAGCGGTTGTTCTCATAATCGTTGTAGAACTTCCGGTATTTATAGTTCGACTCATAATAATCGAAACCGCAAGCCATGAGATACGAAGCCACGTTCTTATAATTGTGGTCGATGAACTCGCTCAGGTTGCCTAAGTCAGGTGCCGCACTCATAATTGCTGGAAGTATTTAGAGATTAACTGCTTCGCGTTCTCAATCTCAATCGCATTGTGCCGGTATAGGTAGAGGTCGCTGAACTTACCAGACTGCTTCACCTTTGGCGGGATGCCGATGTAGTAAAAATTCGCAGGGTTAAAGCCCATCAGCATCGAATACCATACCGCCTGAACGTGGTTGAGGTGTCGTATCATATCCTCGGCGAATGCCTGCATCGTTGGCGCGCTTGTTGTCTTAACATCGGCAATGATGCCCTCGCTTATCCAGCATAAGTCCATCATGCCCTTCGCCTCGCGTTGGGTTCCATCGACCTCAACGCTGCCGAGCTTTATGTATTCATGCTCTGATTCATTAAACAATCGCGCAAGCATCGGCAATTCGTTAATCGCTGTGTAAACATTGCGCACAGGTTCAGGCATCTTAATGAATGGCTGTTCGAGTAGGTCAAAGTGAAACGCAGCACCGGCATCGAGCGCGGCTTGTGCGTAGCTTATATCGCCTGTATAGTGGCGTTTGATACGGCTCGCGCTCGTTGCTGGGTGCTTAATGTATTGTTCGCGTGTCATAAACAAAGGCATAATATTCTTTTCCTAATTGCAAAGAATCGAGTGCACCTTCATTGAATGCTTCAGTAATTTGCTGTACTTCCATCGCTTTTGCTTGCTCGAATGCATCGGTTATTGCTTCGCTGAAATTTACATTTGCTTCGTCATTTTCATGGTACTCAATGAATATCTTGATGACACGATCGTAGAAATAGTCTGTTGCTGTTTTCTTTTTCATTGCTTTGATTCTTTAGGTTCCTTAGATTCTTTAAATTGTTCGATTTGCTCAAGTGATATGAATATTTGCAGCTCATGGCAGTACCTTGTAAAGAGTAAAGGCTGGCCGTGCTCAACAATAAACTCACGCGGTATATTCCATGTCGAGAATTCATCAATGATGCGCACGGTATCAAAGCGCGTGGCCTCTGTGATTAGCTTATGATTGAGTCCATAGGCATTGCGCTTAATTAGTAAGTGCTTCATCCGGCTTCGCTTAACGATTAATGTGCGAGTGCTCATGTCGATGTCTCCGATGTATTTAGGCTTAGGGTTCAATGCGTTGTTGGCTAATTGAATCGATACGGTTAACCTCTGATTGTTTCGGTTTACGATTATCCTATTGCCGCAAGTGTCCTCAATGTAGGCTGAGTTTTCGTTGATTTTCATTAGATTTCCTCCCAGTTTTCAATGCGTTTGTAAACCCTATATCCGGCGTCCTTAACCATTTGAATCGCAATGCTGAGCGTTATTACGCCATAGGTTTGCTTTTCATTTTGTAGCTGATCAGTAAGGTGTTTCTTAATTGAGACCGTTGGTCTGATGTTTGTTTTCATGATTATCTGATTATTTGAGTTTTAGATTCGTAAAGTTCAATGCCATCAATGCTATCTACGCCGAGCTCCTTCATTGCTTTTGGAAGCCCGCCGATTAAATCTTCAGCGGTTAGGTTGCCGAATGCGAATTGAACAGATAGCACCTTCAACCAGTCGACCTCGCCATTGGTGCGCGCCTTAATGGTTGTGCGCACGTTCTTAGTGTGATTCGTCTCAACGCTGGTAGTGTATAGGCTATCAGTAAACGATGCCATGATATCGCCTATTGATTGCGCCTGCCGCATTGATGCCTCTGCTTCGGCTTTCAACTTTGCCTCAGCCGCAGCCCGCTCAACAGCAAGGCGCTCGTGGTAATCGACCATGCGCTGCTTTGCCGATTCGATAAACTCGTTAAGAGGTGCGATGCTATCCTTTTCGAGCTTCATCAATTCCTTTTTGAAAGCATCGAGTGGCGTTGTTACTTCCTTACGTGCTGCTTCGATTGCCTTAACTGCATCGCTTACCTCCTTAACGCAGGCTGTCATCGCGTTGTATTCACTCACGTTGTTAATGAGTATGCCTTTGTTCGCAGCGATTAGAGATTGCGCGTTTAATGTTTTAGGCGAATTAATCGCAATGTATATTTTTTCAATTGGTATTTGTACCTTTGCCAATGTGTTCATGTTTGTTTCGATTAGTGTGAGAGGGGCGGCGCTTTACCGCCCCTTATTTATTTAATCCCAAGGTAAGTCATTCGCTGCTTTTTGTCCGAAGATATCGTCAATGTCCGGCAGCTCTTCAATGTTTTGCGGCGGTTTATTGAACGCTGACTTCTGCTCATTGCGGCTCATTGCAATGTATTCATCCGATTCTTTAATCTTATCCTGAATGAACTCGGGCAGCTTAGAAAACACTTCCTGATCGTGCGCGGTTGGCGTGTAGGTAAATGCCTCATTGATTGCCGCTGGGCATTCGTAGCCCTTCATCAGCGGCGCGAAGCTGATAATGTTTGCGTAGGTATTCTCGCCTTTCGTTACGTGAGCAATGTTAACCATGCCAGTTTTACCGAGCATCTTAAAAATATCGAGCTTTGCTGCCTCGGCATCGCTTAACTTTTTACCAAGCCATGCCGAAAGGTCGCGGCGTAGTAACGCCTTCTCATTCATCGAAAGCGTGTAGATGCTGCGCACGTAGTACGGCTGACTGCCTTTAGCTTCATCGAATACTGCAAGCTCGGTAGGTAGCTCGAATAGGAATTGTACTTTGCGCTTTTTACCGGGATAGTTACCGCCCTGCTCAGTGGTTCCGAGGTCAATGATTTGATAGCAGCGTGCAGGGTAGCTGCCTTCGGGTGCGATTTGGCGATTCGATGAACCGCCGATTGGTGCTGTTAAAGCCATGATATAAATGTTTAAGGGTTAAAGATTAAAGGTTATCGGATTCCATTGAGTGAATCAAATCGCGGTTGATGCCATCGATTACGCTGGTAAACCTATCTATATAATCAGCGCGAGATAGTGGTTCGAATAGTCGATGTTCAACTGGTACGCCTTCGACTTGCTCGCGGTGGAACTTACGCGCCATGTTTGCCGCGCCTGAATCGCAGCGAGTGTGAATGCCCTTTTGGCATCCGTGTGAAACGAGCAAGGTCATAACACCGCTGAGGTGATCGTAATGGTAGAACTCTGTGCGCTCGTAGTTTTGGAATGTGGTACTTGTGTCCATGTGTATAAAGGTTTAAGTGTTTAAAGATTTGAAATTGCTGCGATGAGTTTAAGTTTTAAGGAGTCAAAAGTTGCATAAGTTTTATGAAAGTCATCGCTACCGATGTAGCTTGCATCCTCCTTAACTGCCTTGTTCAATTGTTCGCGAAAAAACAATACTGACTGAAAGGCATCGAGCACCTTTGTATGCTCATTGTTGCGGTTGCAATTGTGCTTAACAAGCGAAGTCAGTACATCTATTCTCTGCTCGCTTTCTGTTTGTGTGATTGTGTTCATTGTGTAAGTGTATAAAGGTTTGAAAGTTTAAGGTGAATGGGCGGTTATTAGCCGCCCGTGAGGGGTTAGTTAAATGACCAAGAAACAAGGGTTAAAATAGTTTCGTGCTGTTGATTGCCACGGTCTAAAATCCAATCGTTTAAATTTTTACGTTGCTCGTTTTCGCCTTTAAGCTCCCAGCAATATTCTCCGTTAGAGTATGCGTTGGTTGCGTCGATTGTTCTGCTAACTGTTTCGCCTGTTAGTTCGTCAATCATTTGTAGTGTTACTGTTCTCATGGTGTGAATGTTTAAGTGTGTAATTGTTTAACACTGCAAACATACAACATTTATTTGAACCTGCAATACGCGAACAAAGAAAAATGCAAATTAATTTATAATGTGTTGATTTACAACGCGCTTAATTTTGCGCCCTTGCAATACCGAAACCAATAAGCGCA